GAGCCTGCCGATGACGAAGAAGATGACTTCGACGATAACCTAGCTGAGAGTATGAGTGAGGGTGACCTAGCCCAGTTGGCAGGTGACCTGATTGAGGACTACGACACCGACATTGCCAGTCGCAAGGACTGGGTGCAGACATACGTGGATGGGTTGCAGTTGTTGGGCCTGAAGCTTGAAGAGCGGATGGAGCCATGGCCCGGTGCTTGTGGTGTGTACCACCCGCTGTTGGCAGAGGCCGTGGTCAAGTTTCAAGCTGAGACCATGATGGAGACTTTCCCGGCATCGGGCCCGGTCAAGACCCAGATCATTGGCAAAGAGACCCCCGAGAAGAAAGCTGCGGCTGAGCGCGTTCAGAACGACATGAATTATCAGATGACTGATGTGATGGTCGAGTACCGGCCTGAGCATGAGCGCATGTTGTGGGGCTTGGGGCTGGCGGGCAATGCGTTCAAGAAGGTGTACTTCGACCCGTCGTTGAACCGTCAGGTGTCTATGTACGTGCCAGCGGAGGATGTGGTTGTGCCGTACGGTGCATCTAGCTTAGAGTCTTCCGAGCGGGTTACGCACGTCATGCGTAAAACAAAGAACGAGCTACGCCGACTTCAGCATGACGGGTTCTACAGGGATGTAGACCTTGGAGACCCTATTAATGTCATGGATGACATTGAGAAGAAGATCGCTGAGAAGCTGGGCTTCCGCGCTACCCAAGACAACCGGTACAAGTTTTTGGAGATGCAGGTTGACCTCGACCTCAAGGGCTATGAGCATACAGATGAGGAGGGCGAAGAGACAGGCATAGCGTTACCGTACATCGTCACTATTGAGAAGGGTACGGGTGAGATTCTCTCTATCCGCCGCAACTGGAGACCTGAAGATGACCATCATCAGAAACGTGCTCACTTCGTGCATTACCCCTATATTCCAGGTTTTGGCTTTTATGCTTTTGGCCTTATTCATCTTATTGGTGCTTACTCTAAATCTAGCACTAGTATTCTGCGTCAGCTTGTGGATGCTGGGACATTATCTAATCTCCCCGGTGGTTTCAAGACTAGAGGACTTCGCACCAAAGGTGATGACACGCCTATCTCGCCGGGAGAGTTCCGAGACGTAGATGTACCGAGTGGCACTATCAAGGACAACTTGATGGCGCTGCCTTATAAAGAGCCTAGCCAAGTGCTGATGGCCTTGTTGCAACAGATGATTCAAGAGGGCCGCAGCTTCGCTGGTTCTATGGAGTTAAATGCTTCTGACATGTCCGCACAAGCCCCCGTGGGCACGACGTTGGCGATTCTTGAGCGTAGTCTGAAGACGATGAGTGCGATTCAGGCACGCATCCACTATGCGATGAAGCAAGAGTTCAAGCTCCTGCGAAACATCATCCGCGACTACACCCCTGATGACTACAGCTACGAGCCCGAAGAAGGTGGGCGGCAAGCTAAGCAGTCTGACTATGACTTGGTGGATGTCATTCCTGTTAGCGACCCCAACGCCACTACCATGGCGCAGAAGGTTGTGCAGTATCAAGCGGCTCTACAGTTAGCTCAGACCGCTCCTCAGTTGTATGACCTACCCATCTTGCATCGTCAGATGTTAGATGTACTCGGCATCAAGAACTACCAGAAACTTGTACCCATTGAAGACGACATGAAGCCGCGCGATCCCGTGACGGAGAACATGAACATCCTCAAGGGCAAGCCGGTCAAGGCCTTCTTATACCAAGACCACAAGGCGCATATCACCGTGCATATGGCGGCGATAAAAGACCCGCACATCCAAGAGTTAGTGGGGCAAGACCCGCAGCTTCAACAGAAAGTGATGGGGGCTATGTCGGCCCACATTGCGGACCACTTGGGTATGGAGTATCGCAAGCAGCTTGAGCAGGCTATGGGTCAGACACTACCGGCCTACGAGGATGATCAAGATGAAGTGATGATGTCTCCAGAGATGGAGGTCAAGGTCTCTCAGATGGCAGCACAAGCAGGTCAGATGTTGCTCCAGCAGCATCAGCAAGAATCTCAACAGGCTAAGAATGCACAGGCAGCGGCTGATCCGCTACTGCAGCTTCAACAGCAAGAACTGCAGATCAAGCAGGGTGAATTGCAACGCAAGACCCAAAAAGACATGCAGGATATGCAAGCCAAGATGGCGCAGATCGATGTTGAGATGAAGCGGATTGAAGCCCAGCAGGAAACTGATGGAGCTAGGCTTGCTGTACAGGCTCAGAACAACAAGGAGCAGCGTGACCACCAGCATACATCGGAAGGCTTTAAGGCCAAGGTGGATATGGTGAAACACAATGCACAGCTTCAACAGCAACGAGAAATGCAAGCAGCACAGGCTGCACAAAATCAAGCGGCTAAGCCCGCGAAGAAAGGTGAATGATGGACGATGGTCGCAAACTAATTAGCATCATTAACCAACGAATTGACGAAGGCGTCAAACATATCGAAGAATCTCTAGCCGCAAAAGGGGCTAAGAACTTCGAAGAGTATTGCGAGATGTGTGGGGTTATTAAAGGTCTGCTCACCGCTCGCTCTTATCTGTCAGACCTTACATACCAACTGGAGAAGTTAGACGATGAATAAAGCTTATGACATCAGGGCGGTGGACTTGTCCGCTGTACTGAACACATCAGCAGAAGAGAAAGCAAAACAGTTACCCATGCCTTCGGGCTATCGGATTCTGTGCGCCGTACCGGAAGCTGAGGAAACTATCGAAGGGTCGAGTCTTATCAAGTCAACAGAGATGATGCGCAATGAAGAGTTGCTCACCACGGTTCTGTTTGTCGTTGATCTGGGTCCCGACTGCTACAAAGACCCAACTCGGTTCCCTACCGGGCCATGGTGCAAAAAAGGTGATTTTGTCTTGGTCCGGCCCCACGCTGGCACTCGGCTTCTCATCCACGACCGTGAATTCCGCATCATCAACGACGATTCTGTCGAAGGCGTTGTAGAAGACCCACGGGGAATCAAACGCAAATAGGAGCGCACATGCCTAAATTTGAAGAAGAGTACAAGTTTCCCGACGAGATTGACATCAAAACAGATGACGACCAGAAGCTGGAAATTACTGTTGAAGGTGACGATGACGTAGAAGTCAATATCGTTGATGACACTCCTAAAGAAGACCGGCACGTTGACCCCTTGCCGGAGTCAATCAAGGATGACCTTGAGAAGGCTGATGAGTCTGCTGAATATTCTAAAAATGTAAAACAGAAATTTACGCAGTACAAAAAAGCTTGGCATGACGAACGTCGGGCTAAAGAGGCGGCTCTCCGAGAGCAGCATGAGGCTTTGACGGCTGCGCAGCAGATTCTGGATGAGAATCGTCGGTTGAGAAATATGGTGCAGAACGGTGAGAAAGAACTCATCACCACCTATCAAAACTCGGCTGAGATGGAGCTTGAAAAGGCTTCTCGGAGCTATCGGGAGGCCTATGATTCAGGCGATTCCGAGAAACTACTGGCTGCACAGCGAGAGTTGACGCGGGCGGAAATGAAGCTGGACAAGACTAAAAATTACCGCCCTACTGTACAACCGCAGGAAAATAGTGTACAAACTACTCCGCAACCGCAGGCGGCTCCTCAGATGGACCCCAAGGTCGCAAACTGGGTGTCCAAAAACCCTTGGTTTGTGTCCCGTGACAAAGTAGCAATGCGCAAGTATGCTGAGGGGGTTCACGAAGAGCTAGAAGTGCGGTATGGTAGAGCATTCGTAGGTACTGATGAATATTTCAGCAGTATTGACAAAGAAGTTCAACGCAGGTTCCCAGAAGAATTTGCAGCTTCTAAAAACGATGGTGGTGATAAGCCCCAGCGTACAAGGCCAAGCACGGTGGTAGCACCAGCTAAACGCAGTACTGCGCCGAAGCAAATCCAACTGACTAAAACTCAGGCAGGGTTGGCTAAAAAACTTGGTATAACTCTTGAGCAATACGCTCGGGAAATTAGTAAATTGGAGGCCTAAAAATGGCTGAGAACAGATTGCAACGCGAGATGACTGCACGGGTGATGGATGAGCGTCCTAAACAATGGATGCCAGCAGAGATGCTGCCTGAACCTGATAAACAGCCGGGCTATGCGTACAGATGGATTCGGGTTTCTACTTTGAGTGCCCCTGACCCCCGTAACATGTCGGGCAAATTCCGAGAAGGATGGGAGCCAGTAGCAGTTGAAGAGCAACCTAAGTTTCGGTTACTAGCTGATCCAAGTAGCCAATTTAAAGGCAACATTGAGATTGGCGGGCTATTGCTCTGCAAGACGCCGCAAGAGTTTGTTGAGCAACGTGATGCGCATTTCGCACGCCAAGCACAAGCTCAAGTGGATGCTGTAGACAATACTATGATGCGCCAGAGCGACCCGAGGATGCCGATGTTTAAAGAACGCCGATCCACGACAAGCTTTGGAAAAGGTGTTTAATTTTTAGGAGTCCTTTATGGCTTATCCGGTTATTGATGCCCCTTACGGGCTAAAGCCGATCAACCTGATCGGCGGTCAGGTATTTGCGGGTTCTACTCGTGAATATCCGATCACTAACGGTTACGCTACGAGCATTTTCTACGGCGATTACGTAGGTTTGTCTCGTGGTGAAATCGTGCGCTTGTCTGTGTCTACTGGCACGGCAGGTAATCAAACTGGTATCTTCTTGGGATGCCGTTATACCAACCCCGTCACTAAACAGTTGACCTTCGCGCAGTACTATCCCGCATCAACTGCGGCTGGTGATGCAGTGGCTATTGTTGCTGACGATCCTGACCAAGTATTCAAGGGTGTTGTTTGCTCTGCTACTACCGCTGTTGCTTCTGGCGCTCGCGCCATGATCGGCCAAAATTTGGCTATGATCAACAACACAGGTAGCACTGCAACCGGCAACTCTAAGAACGCTATCTTGGCTCCAAGTGATACTCCTGCCACCACCTCTACTCTGCCCGTTCGCGTGCTCGGCTTGGTGACTGACACGGCTGTTTCTCTTGGGACTGCAACCTATTCCAGCATTTCTACTGCTACTGTGACCTGTTCGGCTCTGCCGTTTGCGTTGCCAGTTGGCACTGATGTTGGCTCGTTGGATTCGAACGGAAACTATATCAGTTCGGGTTCTTTCGTTGATACCGCCGCTTCTGCCGGTGCTACCTCGTTTATCTTGAACCAAGCTCCTGCTACAGCTTTTGGCGCTAGCTCCACGCTTGTGCTTATGCAGTACCCAGAGATTCTGGTCAAGATTAACTTTGGTCAGCATCAGTATTACGCTGCTACCAGCATTGCTTAAGGAGTAACTTAAAATGGCTATTTCACGCGCACAGCTACTTAAAGAGTTGCTCCCCGGATTGAACGCTTTGTTTGGTCTGGAATACGCTACCTATCAGGAACAGCACAAAGAGCTCTATGAAACTGAGACCTCTGAGCGTTCCTTCGAAGAGGAAACCAAGCTGTCTGGCTTCTCTGCTGCACCGGTTAAGAGCGAGGGTTCTGCCATCGCTTACGACAATGCACAAGAGGCATGGACTGCTCGCTACAACCACGAAACCATCGCTTTGGGCTTCTCCCTGACGGAAGAGGCAATCGAAGACAATCTGTATGACAGCTTGTCCGCTCGTTACACCAAGGCTCTGGCTCGCGGTATGGCGTACACCAAGCAGGTTAAAGCAGCTTCTGTCATCAACAACGGTTTCTCTGCCAGCTATGTTGGCGGCGACGGCGTTGCTCTGTTCAGCACTGCTCACCCGCTGGTTAGCGGCGGCACTAACAGCAATCGTCCTTCCACTGGCGCTGACCTTAACGAGACTTCTTTGGAAGCCGCCGTTATTCAGATCGCTGCTTGGACTGATGAGCGCGGTTTGCTGATTGCAGCTAAGCCCAAGAAGCTGATTGTCCCTCCTGCCCTGCAATTCGTTGCTACCCGTCTGTTGGAAACCAGCCTCCGTGTTGGCACTACCGACAACGATATCAATGCGTTGAAGAACAATGGTTCGATTCCTGAAGGCTACACCGTCAACAACTACCTGACCGACAGTAACGGTTGGTATTTGTGTACTGATGTGCCTAACGGCATGAAGCATTTCGTTCGTACTCCGCTGGCTAACAGCATGGACGGCGACTTCGACACCGGTAACGTCCGTTACAAGTCCCGCGAGCGTTATTCGTTCGGCTGGTCTGACCCTCTGGGTATGTTCGGTTCGCCCGGTTCGTCCTAAAAGGACTAAGAAAAGGGGCCTTGTGCCCCTTTTCTTTTTGGTGTATATTGCTCTTACTCCGGGGTTACCGGCGTATCAAACTGTCCCGGCAGACGACATACCGATTGATGCGCTTCACTTGTATGTAAGGACTCATCATGGGATTCGCTACTCATCTTGGCCCGTGGCTGCTTGGCACGGTCAAAAACACCACCGGCACTACCGCTGGAACCGTTCGCAACATGGGCGCGACTATCGTTGCCCAGACCTACACAGCCCCCACTTCTGTCATTCTGGCAAGCCCTGCGGCGCAATTGATGTTTGCGCTCCCTGCTGGCGCTAAGATTGTTCGTTTTGGCCTTGAAGTCAATGTTGCCCTGACTGGCGCAACTAACTGCGGCGTTACCATCGGTAGCAGCGGCACTGCCAACTTGTACATGGCTACGGTCAACACCGGCACTTCGGCGGTTCAGACTTCTCCAGCTACCATCGCAGCAGCTACTTCAGGTGTTTATGACAGCATCGGAACAACTGATGTACTCGTTTACGGTACTTTTACTGCGGCTACCGCTGACGCTACTGCCGGTACGATTACTGTCACTGTTGAGTACATCGTTCGTGACTCTGACGGCTCTGCCAACCCATCTGCAACCCAGCAGTAATTAGTCTCGGGGGCTTCGGCCCCCGTCTTACAGGAGATTGATTATGATGCAGACAGACGTTAAAAGTGCGCACTTGAGTGCAGCGGGCTCTTATTACGTAGGACGTACGCGACTAAAAGCCTTTATTGCTACACCTGCTGTAGCTACTGCTTCTACATTTGAAATTCGTGATGGCAGCGCCACTGGCGCAATTTTGTTCACGATGGACATTACAAGCCAAACCGTAGCAAACTCCTTTTATGTCCTTGTACCGGGCGAAGGAATTTTGGCTTCCACAGGACTGTACCTTACTCTCAGCGTTGGCACTGTTACAGGTATCACGGTGTTCTATGGCTAAGAAGAAAGGCCCGGTTCTCTCGGTTGGTCGTGGCGAGAAGCTACCCGTCTCCAAGGGGGCTGGACTGACTGCCAAAGGTAGAGCCAAGTACAACGCTGCAACCGGCAGCAACCTCAAGGCTCCGCAGCCCCAAGGCGGGCCGCGCAAGGACTCGTTCTGCGCCCGCATGAGTGGTATGCCGGGGCCAATGAAAGATGAAAAAGGCAAGCCTACCCGCAAGGCGGCTTCCTTAGCAAGATGGAAATGCTAAATGGACTTGAACTCAGCATGGTCGCTTGCCCTGACCTTAATAACCGGCGTAATCGGCTTCTTGCTCAAAGAGAAGTTCGAGGAACTCAAGCGGTTGGACATACTGCTCAACAAGACACGCGAGGAAATTGCCCGTGATTACACTACTCAAACAGAAGTGCAGCGCATTACTGACCACATTGACCAACGGTTTAACCGCCTTGAAGCAAAAATTGACCAGCTTATTCAAGCGGGGAAGTGATGCCAAGCACGAGCAAGAAACAACATAGATTCATGGAAGCGGTGGCCCACAGTCCATCGTTCGCCAAGGAAGTAGGAGTCCCACAATCCGTGGGCAAAGATTTCAGCAACGCCGACAAAGGCAAAACTTTTAAACGAGGTGGTGAGATGGCTACAAAGATGGACCCCAAGATGATGGCTATGATGATGAAGAAAAAATCACCAGCAGCCCCCCGCGCTGCAGCGGCCCCCGCTGCCCCTATGGGCATGATGAAAAAAGGTGGCATGGCTAAGATGGCTACTGGCGGCTTAGCTGGCGGTCACAAGAGCGCTGACGGTGTTGCCTCTAAGGGTAAGACCAAGGCTCGTCAAGTGAAGATGAAAAAAGGCGGCATGGCCTGCTAAGGAGCTAATCATGGCTGACGATAAAAAACCCTCCAACTACGATGAGGTAGTGGACGCCAAGACGCAGGTCAAACAGGACGCTGCGTACAACGCTGCTGATAGCACCCCTGCAAACCCCAAATCTACTGCGGGTGCAGGGCAAGGCATGCGAGGCGTGAAGAAGATGGCTAAGGGTGGTTCCGCTTCCAGCCGCGCGGACGGTATTGCTCAGCGTGGTAAGACTCGCGGCACAATGTGCTAAGGAGAAAATTATGGCGTACTCACCTAACCCCAATCGTGAAGTTAAAGACGGTAAGGCAATGGTTTCTGCTAAAGAGCTAGCTGACTTCAAAGAACAGTATGGCGCAGATAAAAACCTTCGGGATTTATTAAATGCAGACAAAGGGTTGAAACGCCGAGATGGTTCTGCTCCTTCTGCAAAAGCTCCAGCAAAAGCTGCTACATCTACCTCTGAAGCCCCTAAAGAAACTCCAAATTTTGACCCCGCAGGGAATAGCAGCGATAGATTGGCAGAATCTCAGTGGCGTTCCACGGAAACTCAACGTAGGTCCGATGCATATGGCGAAACAGCTAAGACCAACGCAAAACTTGAGGCTGAAAATAAAGCTCAACAGGATTCAGAAAAAAATAGATCGTGGTGGACAACTCCCAACGCGAATTTAAAAAATGGTGTGCTTCCATCGGGAAAAGATATTCGCGCTGCTTTAGGTTCTAAGTACGCCAAAGGCGGTAAAGTATCTAGCGCATCCAGCCGTGGCGATGGTATTGCCCAGCGTGGCAAGACCCGAGGAATGATGCGATGAGAGCCTCTCGCGGCATGGGTGACATCAATCCTTCGAAGATGCCGAAGGCAAAGACGATTGTCCGTAAAGACAACCCGAACGATGTCACCATGTACGCTGAAGGCGGTACGGTAAATGCTGCGGGTAACTACACCAAGCCCAGCTTGCGCAAGCGTATCGTGTCTCAAGTGAAGGCTGCGGCTACGCAAGGTACGGGTGCAGGGCAATGGTCAGCCCGTAAAGCGCAGCTTGTGGCTAAGAAGTACAAAGCTTCTGGTGGGGGATACAGAGATTGAAAGCACCGCAGCAGTCCCTCAAAAATTGGGGCGACCAGAAGTGGCGTACCAAGTCGGGAAAGCCGTCGTCAAAAACAGGTGAGCGTTATCTCCCTGAAACTGCTATAAAGTCCTTGTCCTCTGCCGAGTACGCTGCAACCACCAAAGCCAAACGCGCCGGTAAAGCAGCAGGTAAACAGTTTGTAGCCCAACCCAAAACCATTGCAAAGAAGACCGCAGGATTTAGATAATGGCCTACACTACTGGCACAACCACTTTTAACCTAGACCTCAACGACCTGATTGAGGAGGCTTATGAGCGGGCTGGTATTGAGGTACGTACGGGCTATGAGTTCCGTACGGCGCGTAGGTCTTTGAACCTGATGACGATTGAGTGGGCTAACCGGGGTATCAACCTGTGGACCGTCCAAGAGGGCGCTATAGCGTTGGTTACGGGTCAGGCTATCTACCCCTTACCAGCAGACACAATCGACCTGCTAGACCACGTTATCCGCCAGAACAACGGCACTGCGAGCACGCAGTCGGACATCAACATCACTCGCATCTCTGAGTCCACCTACTCGACGATTCCGAACAAGCTGACCAACGGTCGGCCTATTCAAGTATGGGTAAACCGCCAATCGGCGCAGACCAATGCTACGTCTGTGACTCTTAGCTCTACCATCACCAGCACAGCTACGACCATTACCCTTAGTGATGTATCTGATTTAACTACTACTGGGTTCATTAAGATTGACTCGGAAACCATCGGGTACACCAACGTCAGCGGCAATAGCCTGATCAATTGTCTGCGTGGACAGAACGGGACTACGGCAGCGGCACACACGGCTGCGGCGGCGATCTACGTTCAAAACCTACCCTGTATCAACGTCTGGCCCACCCCTGATGCGGGGGGCGACTACACTTTCGTCTACTGGCGGCTACGCCGGTTGCAGGATGCCGGGAACGGCGTGAACGTCGAAGACATCCCCTTCCGGTTTATTCCTTGCATGGTTGCAGGCTTGGCGTTTTACATTGCAGCTAAGAGGGCCGATGCTGACCCTATGCGGGTTGGGTTCCTAAAGGATGAGTATGAGCAGCAGTGGCTGCTGGCTTCCCAAGAAGACCGGGAGAAAGCCTCTGACCGGTTTGTCCCAAGAATGCTTTTCTATTGAGGTGAAGCGTGGCTACTAAATACGCTTCTGGCAAGTTTGCGATTGCAGAATGTGACCGATGCGGGCAACGATATAAACTTAGTGAGCTCAAGAAAGAGGTCATTAAGACAAAGCTTTTTCAGATCAAAGTCTGCCCCACCTGTTGGGACCCAGACCAACCTCAGCTATCATTAGGTTTGTACCCAGTAAATGACCCGCAAGCAGTGCGTGAACCTCGCCCTGATGTGTCTTATGTAGCTTCAGGGACAGACATAAATGGTTACCCTGCTGGGGGTTCTAGAGACATTCAGTGGGGTTGGGCTCCAATTGGTGGGGCTAGTTTATTTGATGCAGGTTTAACACCCAACTACTTGGTCGGAACCACGAGTGTTGGCACGGTAACAGTAACGGTTTCATAGGAGTCCATGATGGCTAAAGAAGACATGAAGAGTGACAAGGCGCAAGACAAGGCCATGATTAAGAAAGCGTTCAAGCAACATGACGCCCAAGAACACAAGGGCAGCAAGGGCACTACGCTGAAGTTAAAGAAGGGTGGGCCTACTACGGATGACCGTATGCGCCTTGGTCGTAACATGTCCCGAGCTAAAAACCAAGGGAGCAAGTAATGGCCTATAGCATGAAAAAAGGCGGTAAGGAAGTTGGCCCCGCCAGCGTCTACGCACCTCCGCACACAATGGATGGTAAGCCCATGAAGGGCTCTTCAGGTTCTAACCAAAGTAAATTGGATACACTTGATATTGCCATCGGCGCATATAGCAAGTCCGCTGGTAACGAACAACCTAAGACAACTGGTATCCAAACTCGCGGTAACGGCTGCGCCACCAAAGGCACGATGGCAAGGGGCCCGATGGCATGAACTATTCTGAGCTTTCGGCGGCGATACAGACCTACACGGAAAACAACTTTCCGACGATTACCCTTGCGGATTCGTCTACGGTCTCGCCTACGGCTCAGATTAACCGGTTCATCCAGCAGGCGGAACAACGTATATACAACTCGGTGCAGTTCCCCTCGTTGCGCAAGAACGTGACGGGAACGATTACGGCAAACAACAAGTACTTGTCCTGCCCTGATGACTTTCTGTCATCGTACTCCTTGGCTATCTTCTCTGGTTCTGGCCCGTACACGTTCTTGCTCAACAAGGATGTGAACTTCATGCGTGAGGCGTACCCTACGCCGACCGACACGGGAACACCTAAGTACTACGCTTTGTTTGGCCCAACAGTCGCTAGTTCTATTATCAGCAACGAGTTGTCGTTCATTCTTGGCCCAACACCCGACGCAACCTACTCCGCTGAACTGCACTACTACTACTACCCTGAGTCCATCGTGACTGCGTCTACAACTTGGCTGGGCGACAACTTTGACACCGTGCTGCTGTATGGTTCTTTGATAGAGGCGTACACCTTTATGAAGGGTGAGGCGGACATGATTGGTCTGTATGAGGGCAAGTACAAGGAAGCCCTTGCATTGGCTAAACGTCTGGGTGACGGTCTGGAGCGTCAGGATGCGTACCGCAGCGGTCAGTATAGGCAGGCGGTTACATGAGCATCGTTCAGACGCAGACCACCAGCTTCAAGAAGGAGTTGTACGAGGCCGTCCACAATCTTTCCACAAACACACTCAAGATTGCGCTGTACACCGGCAATGCAAACCTAAACGAGGACACCACGGTTTACACAACGTCCAACGAGGTTGTAGCGTCAGGTTACACAGCAGGCGGTAATACTCTAACTGGGGTGACCATCAGTTCTGCTGACTACACGGCCTATGTGAATTTTGCAAATACGTCTTGGACAGCGGCTTTGACGGCCCGGTGCGCTTTGATTTACAACGTGACTCAGGGAAATAAATCCATTGCAGTGATTGACTTCGGGGCAGATAAAACATCGACCACGACCTTTACAATCACCATGCCTGCCAACACCTCCACAACCGCACTTATCAGGAGTTCAAATTGATTGTTACTACGACCAAAGGTGAGATGGATACCTCCCTGCTGGAGCATCGTTCCGGCACGGTTGACAACGACAATGAGTTCACTACGTGGACTGAGTACTGGCTGGATGGTGAATTGGTTCACCGGTCTGTAGATGTAACGCTGAAGCAAATACCCAGCTTTGCTGGCGGTGAAACGGCCTCTCTTTAAGGAACTATCGTGGCAAATACTCAATCAATGTGTACTTCGTTCATGGGCGAGTTAATGACTGCGACCCATAATTTCGGCACGGCCCCGACAAGGGGAACATCCGCAACCGATACATTCAAAGCGGCCTTGTACTTGGCTTCAGCCACTTACAACGCAGCAACCACGGCATATTCAGCTACTGGAGAAGTCTCTGGTACGGGATACACGGCGGGCGGTGTAACGGTAACGGCAGCAACGGCTCCCACGGCAACCAACAGTTCAGCAACTGCGGGCGTGGCGTTTTTTACGCCTTCAGCATCAATCACGTACACAACGGTCACTTTGACTACAGCGTTTGACGCGGTGCTGATATACAACTCCACGCAGAGCAACAAGGCTGTGGCTGTTTACACGTTTGGTAGCCAGACCATCACGGCAGGCACGTTCACACTGACCATGCCCTCCAACACCACAACTACTGCTTTACTGCGGTTGGCTACAACATAAGGATAGGCTGTGTCTCTCGGCTGGGGCGACAGTACTTGGGGCGCTAACGGTTGGGGCGGTACTCTTGCAGCAACGGGGGTTGCCGCCTCGGGGGCCGTGGGAACAGCGACTCCGAGCCGCACGATTGCCCTGACCGGGGTATCAGCCGCAGGAGCAGTAGGCACAGTCGTTCCAAGTCGGTCTTCAGCGGAGACCAGCGATACGGCGGAAGGTTTTGTAGGTACGGTTGGGCCGGTCAGCACGGTCGCATTGAGCGGCGCAGCAGCTACAGGCGCGGTAGGTACGGTTGTCCACAGCAAAGACATTGCCCTAACAGGCGATGAGGCTACAGGTAGCGTAGGAACCCTAACAAACTCCACTACTGTGGCCCTGACCGGCGATGTGGCGGCGGGTGCGGTTGGAACCCTGACAAGGGATGCGTCCTTTGCCTTGAGCGGCAATGCAGCCAGCGGGGCGGTTGGAACGGTTGCGGTCACCAACGCTGAGGTTTTGGTTGGTGTTGAGGCTGCTGGGGCGTTGGGTCAGGCCATTGTCCCGCTGCTGCCGAATACGGCAATTGGTGAAGTTGGTACGGCTGGCCCTGTGATAAATATGTTGCTGTCTGGCGTGTCTGCCAGCGGCGCGGTTGGTACGGTTGGTATAGGGCCAAGGAGCTTTGCTTTGACAGGCAATTACGCGCAGGGAGACGTTGGTGTTGTTATCGCCGTCTACTGGAAGCTGATTGATGACATGCAGGTAGCAAACTGGCAAAATATAGGCACTTCGCAAACGGCGAACTGGGGCACAATAAGCAATACCCAGACTGCCAATTGGACGGAAATAGTAACTTGAGGTAACACATGGCTACAGCATATACATCTCTACTTGGTCTGGCCCTTCCAGTCACGGGAGAACTGTCGGGTACTTGGGGAACCACGGTCAACGATGCCATCACCTCGTTGCTTGACTCCGCCATTGCGGGCACGACCACAATCAGTTCCGACGCAGACGTAACCCTGACCACGACCACTGGAGCCGCCAACACCTCCCGGCAAATCATCCTGCTGTGGACAGCGGGCGGCACTGTAACCCGCAACATCACGGCCCCGGCCCAGTCTAAGACCTACATCGTCATCAACAAAAGCTCCAGCACTCAGAGCATTGTGCTGCGCGGAGTTGGCCCCACCACCGGGGTGACCATCATCAAGGGCGAGTCAGCAGTCTGCGCTTGGAACGGCTCCGACTTTATCAAGGTGTCCAACATCTCCGGTGCGGGCACGTTCTCCTCCATCACCAACACCGGCCTGACCTCGGGCCGTGTGGTCTATTCCACTACCGGCGGGCTTGAGACCGACTCCGCTAACTTGCTGTACTCAGGTACTGACCTGACTGTCTACGGACTCACCGTAGGCCGAGGCGCTGGTGCTGTGGCAAGCAATACGGCGGTTGGTGCTAGTGCGTTAGTATCTAATACAACGGGTTCGATAAACGTAGCCGTTGGAACACAAGCACTTTTAAACAATGTTACTGGAAATTACAACACTGCTGTAGGAAATCAAGCTGCTTACTCTAGCACTGGTAGCAGAAATACATATGTTGGTTATTTTTCTGGATATACCAATACAACTGACAATAACGTATTTGTTGGTTCTAGGGCTGGATATTTGGCAAATGGTGGAAATAATACTGCCGTTGGTGACTATGCTTTAAGTGCAATTAGTGGCGCATCCACAGGCGCATCAAATTCTGCATTTGGACAAGGTACGCTTACATACAACACTTCTGGTTCTAATAATACTGGACTTGGCAGTAACGCATTAGCATCCAACACCACAGCCAGCAACAACACCGCTGTGGGGTATCAGGCTGGGTATAGTAATACTACTGGAGCTAATCAAACCGTTGTAGGTTATCAAGCACTGTACACCAACAGCACAGGCACTCAAAATCAAGCGTTTGGATATCAGGCTGGGTATAACATAACTACTGGCAACTATAATGTGTTATTTGGATACGGAGCGGGATACAGAATAACAACTGGCTCAGAGAATTTGGCAGTTGGTCGCGACGCGATGGGTGTTTCGGGTTCCGCAGCAACTGGAAACGGTAATACTGCAATAGGATCAACAGCATTAGGAAGAATAACTACTGGCCAAGATAATACCGCGGTAGGTTATATAGTGATGACCGCAAACACCACCGGTTCCAATAATGTAGCGGTGGGATGGAACACACTTTCGGCCAACACCACCGGTGGTAATAACGTGGCTATTGGTCGTGAAACACTTTACTCCAACACCACCGCCAGCCAAAACACCGCTGTGGGGTATCAGGCTGCTTACTCAGGTACAACGGCGACAAGCATTACTGCATTAGGTTATCAAGCTCTTTATTCTAATGTCAGCAACCCTGATGTAGTCGCCATTGGTGCCAGAGCAGGATATACAGCGACTGGCGGATACAGCACCTTCGTCGGTACTAACGCTGGCGCTAACCAAACAACTGGCGATAGCAATACTTATGTTGGTAGAAACACTGCCTCTTCGGGAGCCTCGGCAACTACCGCAAGTGGTAATGTGGGGGTTGGTGACGGCGCACTTAGATATGTAACATCAGGCTCATATAACATTGCAGTGGGCGGGAGTGCTCTTAACGCCAATACTACTGGTGCAACCAATACTGCTGTTGGTCAGCAAGCACTTTCACTCAACACTACTGGCGGTACAAACGTCGCTATGGGGTTTTATGCCTTGCGGCAAAACACAACCGGCAGCAATAATATAGCCATTGGGCAACAAGCTCTTGATGCCAACACCACCGCAAGCAACAACACCGCTGTGGGGTATCAGTCGCTGTACACGAATACCACTGGCAATAACAGCACGGCGTTGGGTTACCAAGCCCTTTACTCTCACACTACGGGCAGCATTAACACGGCGGTGGGGTATCAGGCGGCATACAACGTAACATCCTCCATACGCACCGTTGCTGTTGGGTCTTCCGCCGCATTCAGCACAACCACAGGCACTTCAAATACAGCCTTGGGGTGGTATGCCCTTTACTCCAACACTACAGGGGGGTTCAATGTGGCTGTGGGCAGCGAATCGCTGCAAAACAATACAACGGCTGATGCTATTACAGCGGTGGGGTATTACACGCTAAATAAGAATACTACCGGAACTAACAACACCGCCGTTGGTAATAGTGCGTTGGGGGCAAACACCACCGCCGCAAACAACACGGCGGTTGGGTCTGGTTCGCTGGGGGCCAATACAACTGGGGGCACAAATACGGCAATGGGGGTGTCTGCACTTGCAGGCAACACTACCGGCGCAAACAGCGTGGCTGTTGGCTACCAAGCCTTGCAGGCTCACACTACCGGCGGCAACAACGTGGCTGTTGGAACAACGGCGCTACTAGCTACTACGACAGGTAGCAATAACACGGTCATTGGTTATGGTTCTGGTAACGCAATAACTACTGGCGCTAGTAACACCATCATTGGCGGCTACTCAGGCTCTGCTGCTCCCATCTCTGCTACTGGCAGCAACTTTGTTGTGCTGTCGGACGGTGGCGGTAATATCGTAGCCTCTGCCAAAACAGGCAACACTTTTACTTTAGAAGGTGGAACATTATCTGCTGGTACAGGCATTTCATTCCCCGCTACGCAATCAGCTTCAGCCAATGCCAACACGCTGGATGATTATGAGGAAGGGACTTGGACACCAGCAATAACTTTTGGTGGCGGGTCAACTGGAATAACATATTCTTCTCAGCAAGGATTTTATACAAAAATTGGAAACACCGTTACTGTGCAATTTAGAATAAATTTGTCTAGTAAAGGTTCCAGCACAGGAAGCGCTGTTCTTGGCGGTCTACCTTTCGCAGTTGGAGGAACATACACTCAGAACTATCTTATCCATGATAACGCTGCTGGATTTAGTGCTGGGTTTGGTATGTACTGGTCAATGGAGAGTGGAGTTAGCGGCAACTTGCGCCAGATTGGTACAAACGGTAGCAGTGCTTTAGATAACACAAATTTTAATAATAATACAGCAGTATTTGGCATATTAACTTACAGAGTGTAATCAAAGGAAATATCATGTCACTTATCAAAACAACCAACATTGACCAAATCACCGTGACTGAAAGCGGAATAGTTTTGTATCGTGAAGCAATTCGCGTCATGGAAGATGGCAACGAACTCAGCAAGACTTACCACCGCACAAGTCTCACACCGGGACAAGACCTGACAGGCATCCCTGCCAATGTCGTTGCAATCTGCAATACGGCTTGGACTGCTGAAGTTATTGCCGCGTATCAGGTGGCACTTGAATCAACCCAAACTTAAAGGACTTACCATGACCACCTTTACCACCACCGTAACTCAGATGTACACGCTGCCCCAAGAGGCAGGGCAGACCGATGTTGTTGTGAACGTCAATTACCTCGTCACTGGGGTAGACGGCGCAAACACCGCCGACATTGGCTTCAGCCAGCAGTTCACCATCCAGCAGGGCGAGGCGTTCACGCCCTACGCTCAACTGACCCAAGCCCAAGTGGTTGGCTGGGCTGACCCGCAGACCGTGAGCAATATGCAAGCGTGTGTGCAGGGCCAGATTGACAGCATGATTACCCCACCCGTTTCTCCCACTTCACAAGCACTACCTTGGAGCGCCTAATGCAAAACATCACCCTACCCACCGACCTCGTAAACGCCATCCTTCAATACATGGCATCCCGCCCATACGGCGAGGTGTTTCAGCTTGTTGGAGCAATTCAAGCCGAGGCCGTCAAGCAAGCGCCTGACGTAGAACCTAGTGATTGACCCGTTTACCGCGTTTGCCCTTGCTCAAGGCGCGGTAGCTGGCATAAAAAAGCAGTCGCTCTTGGTAAGGATATCCACAGCTTATATAAAGAATTCAGCAGTTTTTATCAAGCAGCGGACACGGTTCACCTAGCAAGCAGTAAGGCGCGGATTGCTAGTATTGGAAAGACGAATGCACAAATCAGTTCTGAAGCTCTCCAAATTGCACTGGCATCCAAGGCATTGCGGGAACACGAGAAGGAACTGAAAGACATACTCTTCTACAGCGGGAATGCCCCGGTCTGGGAAGAGATGATGTCAGAACGGACTAGGCTGATAAAGGAACGCAACACGCTGGAGCGAGAAGAAGCGGAGCGCAAGCAAAAGGAGAAAGAGATGAAGGTGGCAATCATTATGAACACGCTCTGGATTACCGGTGCTTCCGCTATCATCGTCCCGCTTATAAGTGTTGCGTTTCACGTTGTAACGAACAGGGGCTTTTGATATGAGTGAAGAGAAAATTCAAGCAATGGAAACCAAAAGCGCCTTGGTTGAAAAAATCACATTTGCTTTGTTGCCGCTATTGTTTTCGTGCGTGGTTTATCTCATGTCGGCGCTATCTAACCTGTCCCATGAAGTCACTATTCTTAACAGCAAAATCAGCTTGGTGGTGACCTCTGACAACAAGCAAGCAAGTAACACAGGTGCTGAGTTGGCGAGGGAAAAGTTACGCCAAGACTTGGAAAAAGAAATCCAAAAGAACAGGGATGATATTCAAGTCAACCGTCTGCACATTGCCATCTTGGAAGACAGGGCCGGGATGAAAACCACGTTTAAAAAGGAAGATAAATGATTCCAATTATCGGTGCATTGCTAGGCACACTGGCTGAAAACGGGCTAGGTCTGCTGTCCTCGGCTATCCAAGCCAAGGGTAAGGAAGTGGTTGAGAACACGCTTGGCGTGAAAATTCCCGACAACCCTACCCCCGAAGACGTTGCCAAGCTACGGCAGCTTCAGTATGAGCATGAAGAGCGCCTGATTGAACTTGGCATTGAGAAAGCCAAGCTGGAGATGGCTGAGTTGGAACTGCTTGCCAAGGCTGCACAAGCCGATGCCGACAACATCACAGACCGCTGGCAGGCAGATATGTCCTCCGACTCTTGGTTGTCCAAGAACATCCGGCCCATGAGCTTGATTGCCATCTTCTTGGGCTACTTCCTGTTTGCCATGATGTCAGCCTTTGGCTACAACGCAAACGAGTCCTACGTGACCCTGCTGGGTAACTGGGGCATGCTGATTATGGGCGCGTACTTCGGCGGACGTACTGTCGAGAAGCTGGCTGAAATGAGGAGCAACAAATGAGCCTAAGCACTGAACAAGCAGCGTTCCTGCTGGACTTCTGCAAGCTGGTGCAGTACGCCACCGACCAAGGCTTCATGGTCACAGGCGGGGAACTTGCCCGTACCCCAGAACAGCAGGCCATCTACTTCAAGACGGGGCGGTCTAAGACCATGAACTCCATCCACCTGAAGCGCTGCGCTGCCGACCTCAACTTCTTCCGTGATGGCAAAATCATCTGGGACAAGGCTATTCTTGCTCCGTTGGGCGCGTACTGGGAGAGCCTACATCCTAAGAACCGTTGGGGCGGCAACTTCAAGTCCTTGGTAGACTGCCCACACTTTGAGCGCAACGTGTAAACATGCCACTACAAAAAATCCTTCTCAAGCCCGGTGTAAACAGGGAGAACACCCGTTACACCAACGAGGGGGGTTACTACGAGTCCGACAAGGTTAGGTTCCGTCAAGGTACACCCGAGAAGATTGGTGGCTGGCAGCGCATATCTGCTGACACGTTCCTCGGTGTGTGCCGTTCTCTTTGGAACTGGGTGACGCTGGGTTCACTGAACCTGCTGGGTGTTGGTACAAACCTTAAGTTCTACATTGAGAGCGGCGGCGTTTACAACGACATCACTCCAATCCGGGCTACCTACACGCTTGCCAGCCCGTTCACTACGGCTACGTCTACCAACACAGGAACGGTTACGACCGTAACGGTAACGGACGCTAACGGTGGGTTCATCAACAACGACTACGTTACCTTTTACTTTAATAACGCTGCAACGGTCACATTTAACGGTATATCTCTTGCCTCTGGCACACAGTACCAGATTGCGTATGTAAGCTCCACGACCTACACCATCACGGTCACCGGTACGGCATCTGCAAGCTCGGCTGGGGGTGGGACTGTCTACGCCGTCTACCAAGTCAACACTGGCCCTTCATACGCGGCTCCATTAGTTGGCTGGGGCTCAAGTACTTGGGGCTCTGGTACTTGGGGTATTGGCACTGCATCTACAGATGCGCTGCGTATTTGGAATCAATCAAACTGGGGGGAAGACCTTATATACGGCCCCCGTGGGTCTCCTTTGTATTACTGGGATGCATCCATAGGAGTTACCTCTACAACGGTGACAATGACCATTGCATCCCCTTGCGTGGTTACATGTAATCTGGGGCTTGCAAATAACACCCCAATCAACTTCTCCACTACCGAGTGGTTGCCGACTGGCCTGTTACCGGGGGTTACCTACTACGCCCTGTATCTAACCGCAACCACGTTTAACCTTGCAGCCACTGCTAGTGGAACACCTATTATCACTACCGGCACACAGTCCGGGGTGCATTCCGTCACCCCTAGGGGAGTACTGCTTTCTGCACTTGCTGGCTCAGATGGAAGCTGCCCGCTGTACCAAAACGCTTTTGCTATCTCCGATGCCAGCCGTTTTCTGATTGTGTTTGGGACGAACGACTACGGCAGCACCATCCTCGACCCCATGCTTATCCGGTGGTCTGACCAAGAGTCGCTGACTACGTGGGTTCCGGCGGTCACCAACCAAGCAGGCAGTGTGCGCCTATCTCATGGCTCCAAGATTGTCACTACGCTACAAAGCCGTCAGGAGATTTTGGTCTTCACCGACCAAGCGGTCTACTCCTTGCAGTACCTCGGGCCACCCTATGTGTGGGGTACGCAGATTCTTGCCGACAACGTATCTATCGCTGGGCCAAACGCAGCCGCAATCGGTTCTGGTGTCACTTACTGGATGGGCGTAGACAAGTTTTACAAGTACGACGGACGGATTCAAACCCTGCGTTGTGACTTGCTTCGGTACATCTACAGTGACATTAACCCCCTCCAGTACGACCAAGTGTTTGCCAACACCAACGAAGGTTTTAATGAGGTTTGGTGGTTTTATTGTTCCACCAGCAGCAATACCATTGACAGATACGCTATCTACAATTACACAGAAGACATCTGGTACTACGGCACTATGGCCCGCACAGCTTGGATAGATTCGGGTTTGCGTAATTTCCCGATGGCAGCTACCTACACCTACAACATCGTCAACCAAGAATCCGGTGTGGACGACAGCGAGACCGGCACAGCGCTTCCAATTGAGGCATCCATCACCTCCGCGCAGTTTGATATTGGGGATGGGCACAACTTTGCGTTTGTGTATCGCATGATTCCTGACATGACATTCCGTGGCTCCACGGGCGGCACAACCCCTGCGGTGACTATGTACCTACAGGGTTTAAACAACTCAGGCTCTGGCATCACGCAGACCGGCAATGCTGCGGTAACCTACAACGGCCCTGCCCCGGCGGTCATCAATGTAGACGAGTTCACAGGGCAGCTTTACATCCGTATCCGTGGTCGTCAGATGCAGATGAAGATTACCTCCAACACGCTTGGTACGCAGTGGCAGCTTGGCGCTCCCCGTATTGACATTAGACCGGACGGCAGACGATGACCTACATCATCACTTCTGATACAGCCCTTAATCGGGTAGTTGCGCCGCGCCTGCCTGCGGCTACTGTGCAATATGACATCAACTACATCAACCAGCTAAACAACGTCTTGCGGTTGTATTTCAACCAAGTAGACAACATACTAGGCCAGTTGAGTTCAGCTTCGGGGTACATCCCATCTTTAACTGTTTACACGGTAGCAACCCTTCCCAGCGCAGCTACCGCAGGGATTGGGGCGCGGGCTTTTGTGTCTGACGCAACGGCTACGACATTTGCTTCCACGGTCGCCGGTACAGGGGCAAACAAAGTCCCCGTCTACTCGGACGGAACCAACTGGAAAATAGGTTAAAAGATACAATGAGCCGCTGCTCTATAGAAAAGAGGTAAATTATGGCCTTCGGCTTTAACGATTTTGCAAAGTTTTTTGACCCGGTATCCGACCTACTCGGTACGTCTGGTAAGCGAGGCGTAGGACTGCTTCAGCAAAAGCCTGAAGATATTGCCATGACGGCAGCGGCTATTTATCTTGCAACGAATGGCATTCCAGTCACTCCAGAAAGCGTTGCTGCCGTTGAAACCGCTACCGCCACTGGCACTGCCGAAGCCGCCGCCGCTGAAGCTGCTGCACAAGAAGCCGCCCGCCTAGCCGCCGAACAAGAAGCCGCCCGCCTCGCTGCGCAAGAAGCTACCCAACAGGGAATCCTACAAGCAAACCAGCTACCTCCTGATTTACTAGCTTCCCTTGAACCCAATGCTGCTGGAATAAAACAGACTGCTGGGCTTGGTAATGATATCCAAAACTACCTCGTCAAAAATAAATATCTGGCTGAAGGGATTGAGTTAGACCCTTCAAAAATGCCTCCGGATTATGTGTCGCTTCACGCAGAACAGCCATTTGCAAGGACTAGCGCTTTAGCAGATTTAAATAAAGTACCGCCCGGCTTAGAAGCTCAAATTAATGCTCAACAAATTGCTGATTACGGAACACAACCCATGAGAAGCGGGGCGTTCACAGATTTTAGCGAACCAACTGAAGAGTTAATTAAACAAAACACCCCCGAGTACGCTAATTATTTAGAGGCAGCAAATACTGATCGTTATAAAGGTAGTTTTGACGACTACCAAAGAATTAAGTTTGATAATGAGCTTGCTGCTAGGTCCGCCGCTGCGCCGCCTTCTACTATTCAGCAATTTGAAAACCCGGCGTCTACTACTCAGAATATGTTCCGGGGCAATCCTGCCGAAGCAGGTTTTCAACCGCCTATAGTAACAAGAGGTGGGTATTTCAACAACGGTATTACTGGTGAATACACCGATACTCTAGACCCGTTTCAGCGGGGCATGGAAACCGCTGGAAAGTATTTTGATAAAGCAGCAACATTTGCAAAAGATTACCCATATCCTGCTGCTGGACTAGCTTACTACACTGCGTACAAAACCGGCATGCTTGATCAGAAGCCGGTAGAGGCCCCTGCGGACAACTACAAGAACCCGTACAGCATGGCTAATTTCCAACGCATGTCGCCTAGCCCATATGCTTACCAATACAGACCCCGTTACGCCGAAGGTGGTATTGCCAGCGTGCAAGGGTACAAAAAAGGTGGGCGGTCTAAGACTGAGGCGGCGATGGACTTCTACGATGCCATGAACCCTGAGCCAGCGGCAGCGCCCGCTCTTGGCAGTGTAGGTATCTATTACGACGTAGACCCAGACACGCGGTATCTTGACCCAATGGAAGCCGCCATGGTGCGCATGTCCAAGCTCAATAGCCGTACTAACGTGCAAGCTCCAACTATGACTCCCAATAGACGCATGGGTGAGTTGGATTTCAAACCCGTCGCTGCTGCGCGGGGCGGGATTATGCATTTTGCTGAGGGTGGGTATAGCGCCCCTAGCTCAGGTACTTTTGCCCCCGGCACTGAGGCGGTGAAGGATTACGCTTTTAATGCACTTGCAAGGTCCAGTCAACCTTCATCGTTAAATCTTACTGCCCCAGGCCCTATAAATTTTAATCCAAATGCTCCAAGTACCCCAGAAGGCGCGGAAAGCGCAGGTATTACGGGTGGTAGCGGCGGTAGCGGACGCGGCGCATCAGAACCATCTGAATCTAGGTATACCCCAACCAGTCCTTTGGCATCACCAGAGCTAGGTAGTACGACGTTTCAAGTTCTTGATGCATATGGAAATCTTATTGTTGCGCCCGGTTCCCTACCTGCAAAGATGATATCTCAAAGTATGCTTACCAAGGAATTAGAACAGGCTGGAATAAATTCGGATAAAGCGTTAGAGGCAGCAAAAGAAGGTTATGCAGAGGGAACTATGTTCGGTGCTCCACCTAGTGACAAGAGTACTTTTGCTGGTGGCGGATATGGACCCGTTGGGACGCAAACAACTCCAACTGGCGCAGGCATACCAGCTAATCCTATGAGTGTTGATCCTGCGCAAGCTCAAGCAGCGTTCCGTCCTACTACTCCCGCTCCAATTACCGAATCAGCCCCAGCCCAAGCCCCTGTTGGAATTACTTCTATCCCAAGTCAATTTCCGTCAGCCCAAGCCCAAGCCCAAGCCCAAGCCCAAGCCCAAGCCCAAGCCCAAGCCCAAGCCCAAGCCCAAGCCCAAGCCCAAGCCCAAGCTAACGCAGCCGCAGCCGCAAGCGCTGGGTTTGTCCAATCTCCTGGAGAATCTGGAAGAGGTGGCGGTGGTGGATACGGCGGAGGTGGTGATGGTGCTGCTGGAAGAGGTGAGCCTGGTGGAGATAGAGGTGGATGGGGTAGAGGTGGCGGGTATGCCCACGGTGGTATTGCTTCTATCCACGCGCCGTACAACCTTGGTGGCTACGCTGCTGGGGGAAACCCTAGGCTACTTCGTGGGCCCGGTGATGGCATGAGTGACAACATCCCTGCTACCATCAACAATCGCCAACCAGCACGTTTAGCCGACGGAGAGTACGTCATCACTGCGGATGTGGTGTCACATCTGGGTAATGGCTCAACCGAAGCGGGCGCAAAACAACTTGATGCAATGATGAAACGAATACGCAAAGGCCGAACAGGCACTTCAAAGCAAGGTAAACAGATTGATCCTCGTAAGTATTTGCCTGCATGATTGAAGTCTCAATGGTTCCTAGGGAGTTTATAGACACCTGCTGGGACAAAGTTGAGGGGTATTTACAAAAAGCAGCCGAGCACACGCATGGGCGCTTTACAGTTGACGACATCTATAATTCCATTATTGGTTATGACCATGACCTGTGGGTGGCTTATGACGGTGTTGAAATAAAAGGCGCTGTAGTCACTAATTTTGCCGTGTATCCACGCAGCAAGTACTTGACGATGCAGTTTTGTGGTGGTGTAGAGCTAAAAAGTTGGAAAGACCCTATGCTGAGCTTGCTGAAACGTTACGCTAAAGACATGGGATGCGATGGCATCGAGTCCACAGCACGCCGGGGCTGGGCTAAAGTCTTTCAGAACGACGGCTACAAAGGCACTTGGGTTACTTTCCAACTGCCTCTTGAAGGAGTAAATCATGGGTAAAGGTGGCGGAGCGCCTACGCAAACTAGCAGTACGGTACAGAATACAAACGTACCAGAGTACGCACGTCCGTATGTGGAAAACATGCTGGGGGCAACCCAACAGCAATTGTTCAAAATGGATGGAAGCAATATAACTGGCTTCCAACCTTATAAAGCATATGGCGGTGAATATGACACTGCTGGCAATTTAACTAATTACGACCCTAGCAGAGCTATTGCAGGATTTAGCCCATTACAAGAACAAGCCCAACGGGGTATTGGAGGCTTACAAGTACCGGGTGAATTTGGCGCGGCGGCAGGCTCTACTCAACAGGCAACGCAACGGGCTTTAGGGGCTAACTACGCTCCAAGCAACTACGGCAGTCAATTCAATCCTCAGGGCATTGAATATGGCGCACAAACAATGCAGGGTTATCAGATGGGACCTGCGGAACGTGTTCGCACCCAGAGTTTTGCTCGACCCGGTGCAGCGGACGCTTACATGTCTCCGTATATGCAGAGCGTGGTGGACATCCAAAAGCGCGAAGCACAGCGCCAGTCGGGTATTCAAGGTACACAACAGCAAGCACAAGCTGCTCAGGCCGGTGCTTTTGGCGGTGGGCGCGATGCCATCATGCGTGCAGAACGTGAGCGTAACCTCAGTCAGCAAATGGGTGACATCCAAGCGCAGGGTTCCCAAGCCGCGTATCAGCAAGCACAGCAGCAGTTCAATGCAGAACAGCAAGCACGGTTAGCGGCGCAGCAAGCTAATCAACAAGCAGGTCTTACTGTAGGCCAACAGAATCTGAGCGCTGCGCAACAGACTGGGTTGGCTAACCAAGCTGCACTGAATCAAGCAGGGCAGTTCAACGCTGGGCAGAACCTACAAGCAGCAAGCTTGGGTGCTCAATACGGACAGGCAGCCAACCAACTTAACGAGCAGTCGCGTCAGTACGGTGCAGGCTACGGGATGCAAGGTTTACAGACTGGTCTACAGGGCGCTAACCAACTAGCTAGTATTGGTAACCAAGGACTGCAGGCGCAGCAAGGCATCTACGGTCTGCAGAACCAAGTGGGTCAACAACAGCAGTTGAACCAGCAGCAGGTTATCAACCAAGCAATGCAAGACTACGCCAACGCACAGCAGTATCCGCTGATGCAGTTGGGCACGATGTCTAACATGCTACGTGGCTTGCCTATGCAGGCCCAGACTACCCAGCAGTACCAAGCGCAGGCTAACCCCATCACGCAGGGCATCGGTGCTGTTGGCGCTCTAGGTTCTTTGGCGCAGATGAGAGCTAAAGGTGGCGCTGTTAAGAGCATGGCCTCGGGCGGCATTACGTCCATTCCCCGCTATGACGTAGGTGGTGAAGTTATGAGCCAGCTTGCAACCATGCCAGATGAGGCCTTAAAGAAAGAGGCCACGGAATCTCCTAGTCCTAAAGTTCGAGAAATGGCTGTAGCAATCCTTAAACAACGCCAAGCTGGTATGGATGCAAGGCCTCAGATGGCTGCTGCGCCTGAGGGCGTAGGCCCTATGGGTGTGGATTACAACGCTGGTTACGCTGGTGGCGGCATCATTGCGTTTGCTAAAGGCCAAACGGTTCCCCCCGCACTAACTGATGATGAACAAAAGCTTATTACAGACAGAGTTCGAGGTACGGCCCCCTCTGTTCCCCCCGGTCCTATTACATCTACTGGACAAGATACAGGCGCGCGTTTAGCAGGTATTGCAGCGGCTCCTCCTGTGGCTCAAGCTTCCCCTGCCGCTCCTCCTCCTCCTCCTCCCTCTGCTGCGGCTCCTGCGGCCCCGGCTGGCATTATTGCGGCTCCTCCTGTTGAGACTGACCCCGGCAGGGCTGCAATTGCAGACGCTAAAAAAACGATGGAGCCTTTTGCAGCAATAGCAAATAAGACAACAAGACAGCTATATGAAGAGGACCTAGCTGATAGAAAAGCTTTGGGCCTAGATAATTCTGAAGCAAAGCAAAAACTAATGCAGCAGCAGATGGCAGAGCGGGCTAATTTAAGTGAAGAAGCTAATCGGCAAAATTTGCTGCAACGTGCAAAGTTTTTTGCAGAACTAGGCTCTACACCCGGCAACACGCTGGTCGCAAGTTTGCTTGCGCTGAAAAAGAATATTCCTGACATCATTCAAAATGATAAAGACCAAAAACTGGCACGCCAGCAAGCAGACAAAGCCATCTATGATTTGGAAGAGTCTATGCGGATGGAAAAACTTGGGGTCTACGATAAAGCAGACACTAGAAAACAAGCAGCCATTAAGACTATGGCAGACCTACAGTCGCATTTGACTACAGCATCTGTCCAACAAAGCGGGGCTGAAAAGAGACTTGAAGGTGACTTGGCTCAATCTGGTGCGACTAGGTACTCTGCTGAGCAAAGTAGAGCAAGTAGCGGGTATCACGCTGATGTTATGGCAAAAAGCGCTTTGGCTACGGCTAACATTAAAGACGCAACGGACAGGTTAAAAATAGCAGAAGATGCCAAAACTCGTCAGCAAGGTGCTAAGACCGCAGAAGACCTCAAAAATCAAGCGTTGTACAACGCATCTGCAGACAAATTACGGCTTGCTCTCGTTGACGCTGAAAGAATGAGAACAAGTAAAGACTACCTAAGCGCAATGGAAAAAATTGAACTGGCTACTATGAACGTGCCAAAATTGCCTAATGGAGACATTGATGTATCAAAAATAGCCCCTGCGCTAAAACCCGGTTATGACGCAGCTTTAAAAACGATTGAGCGTATTGATGGGTCCGCAACAACTAGTATTGAAAACGCTAAAAAGACATTAGAAATAAACTCTGCGCGTTTGCAAGGACAGGCGTTACCTCCCGCTGCTGGCAGTGCGGGGGACATCCAAAGAAAAGTAGAAGCTGGCGGTCAAAAGTACGAACCTGATAAATTTGAATATAAAATTAATGCTGATGGCTCTGTCCAACGCAGGAATAAATAACAATGGCAAAAGAGTCTGAGTGGGAAACAATCGTCCCGGCTCCGCGCCCTGCTACTCGCCCTGCGCCCGCTAGGGATGCACAGGGGTGGGAAACAATTGTCCCCGCTCCCGCGCCTGCAACCGCATCCGCTAAAGATGAACAAGGCTGGGAAACAATTGTCCCTGCAAAAGCACCTGCAAAATCCCCTGTAATCCCTGTAGCTAGAGACGATACAGAGGCGTTTCCTCTCCTACGCGAGGTTGCTGACGTACCGTTAAAGGTAGGTTCTGGTGCGGTTACTGGCGTACGTATGATTGCCGATGCTTTTGGTGCGGATAATGCTGTATCCAAAAATCTCAGAAGCGTAGAGGACTACGTTGCGGCGCTGTATAGCGCCCAGTCTAAGCGGGACAGCAAAGAGATAGCCCGCATAATGAAAGAGGTGGAGGACAAGGGCATCTGGGATAACGTGGGTGCTGCTGTTAAAGCCGCCAGCGTTGCACCTGTAGACTTACTTGCTAATGCCCTTGGTACAGCCGCTCCTGCAATTCTTGCAGGGGTAGCTACTATTTTTACTGGGGGCGCTCCAATTGCAGCAGCTGGGCTAACGCTTGGTACTGGCGCATTGATGGGCGCAGGAACAGTTAAGAGCTCTATCTACGACGCTACCAAAGAGGTACTTAGTCAACAGACTAAGATGACACCAGAGCAAATTGAAAAAGCTGCTATTGAAGCCCAAAAATACGATGGTAAAAACCTAGATCAAATTTTGCTGGGTGCGGGGCTTGGCGCTTTTGGTGCATCAACTGGCGGAGAAGCCATCCTAGCCCGGCAACTCGCCAAAGGAATTGCCACTACCGCAGCCCAAAAAGAAGCAGTCAAAATAGTAACTGAAAACGCTGCTAAAGAAGCCGCTAAACGGGGTGTAGTTAAAAATGCAGTATTCACTGCAGGCAAAGATTTCTTAGGTGAAGGAGGCCAAGGTGGGCAAGAACAACTAGCTGCAAACCTTGCACTACAACGACAAGGTTTTGCTGTTCCCACAATGCGTGGCGTTGTTGGACAAGGCACTTTGGAAGGCTTAGCAGGCGCTGGGATGGGTACGATTACTGGCGGGCGGGAAGCCTATACCGCTAAGAACGAAATTGCTCTACAGAACGCCCTTAAATTGAACGATGCTGAGCAAGAAAAACTCAAGCAAGACAAATTTACAACTGCCAGTATGGACATTAGGGGCTCTGATAGGCCCCCTACTCAGCAAGAGTTGGACATGCTTAACAGCACTGTGCCTGCGCCGCCCGGTTCAGTCATCCCTCCTACTCCCCCATCGCCCCTTGCACAAGAGCTTAAAGCTCGCATAGATAACATCCCCGTAGGCAAAGAAACGGAGATGATTAGCAAGGATGAAGTAAAAAGCCTGATAGCAAAGATGAATCAGCTTGGCCTTCCCACGCCTAAAGTTGATAAGAGCAAAGGTGAAAGCACTAGGGTGTTGGCTGTCCAAGCACTGCGCCAGTACTTTGCCACTGGCGGTGAACAACTCACAGATATCCCCGACATACAAGGAACCACCGATGGCACTCAAGCCGCTCAAACCCAGCAAACAGAAACGCAAAAACAAGAAGCACCCGCAGCCCCTGTAACATTAAGTACGATGCAGCCCGGGCAACAAGTGACGTTGTATCGGGGGGAAAACAAAGAAAACGTAGCGGGCGGGCAATGGTGGACAACTGACCCTACAAAGGCTGCAAAATTTGGAACGGTTACAAGCGTCACTTTACCTGCTGAAACAATAAGCCAACATGCTGCTCAAGGACATGCTGGTTCTACTGAATTTGTATTTCCTACTGAAGGAAAACGCCCCCTTGATTTAGCACAGCCCCAGACACAAGCCGCTGAACCAACTAAGACGGTTGAGCCCGAGAAGCCCGCACTTGTTGCTATCCCCATGGATGAGATAGACAGCGAGACCTATAAAGACGCGCTTGCCAAGCTTATTAAGAAGCCTGACAATATGGCGTTGCTTAAACGAATCAACTCGCTAGAGCGTACGCACAACATGCCACTGACGGGAGCTACTGGCCCCAAAGGTGGAGTACTTAGCGCAGCAGATTCTTCGGCAGCAGCTAGGGCCCGAGCAGCAGAGGCAAAAGAACGCCTTGCAAAACTGGCTAGTGAGAACGTAACTCTAGCTGGAGGTGTGCGGTTTCACCCTGATACCGGCGCGCCTAGCAAATTTTGGTTTTGGCCCGGATTTAAAACTAGAAAACTTGAGACCGCGCCGGGCCCCTTTGTGCGTCAACAAGCGCCTGCAAAGCCTGAGCAACAGCAGCAGGCTAAAGCTGATGAGCAACCAAGCGAAGCGTACAAATACGACCCTAATCTAACTCAAGCAGAGAACCTAAAGCGTTCCATGATAAGCAGGTCGTACAAGTATGACCCTGACCTAACCCCAGCAGAAAATTATGAGTACGCTATTGAGCGCGGAGCCAAAGAAGCCCGAGCAGTAGAGAGAAAACGTAGGGCTGAGTTTGAAGCAGTAGACAAGAAAAAAGCCCATAAATTTAAAACCTCTAAAGAAGACATTGCTGCGTTTGAAACAGTTAGGACAGACCACAATACCAAGGCTAAAGAGCACAACGAAAATCGCCTAGCGGCAATTAAGGCGTTGAAAGATGCTACTGACAAAACTAATACGGCGTTGAATGCAGAAGCGGAGTATAAAAAATCTGTTGGCATTACCGAAGACGTTGAGCCTACAGATTACGCCACTACTAGAGCGTTAAAAAGATTAAAAGGCGATAAGGCTAAGTTAACAGAACTAGCAAATGTAGTAAGCAAAGCTATTGCCGAAGAAGAAAAAGCTAATGAATTAGTCAGGTCATTTAACCCTGAGCCACTACTGTTCATCCCTGCTTGGTCAAGCAAAGAGATGGGGCCGCTTAAAGACATCTACTTTAGAGAAATTAGATACGGAGACTACCTCCGCGAAGAAGAACAGCCAACAAAAGCTAGTCTTGAAGCAGAGCGGGGTGCGCCGCCACCAAGAGACGTATCTATGTTTGAACACCGCAGAGCCGCTCAGGCCGTGGTGCAAGCTCTAACAGACCGTTCGTACAAAGGCCTGTCTATTGAAGAAAAACGTGTTGCTAATGTGTACAACGAAACACTTACTAGCATGGGTAGAGAGTTCAAACAGACGTTCCCCGCATGGCGCGACCTTACCGAAAAAGCTAAAGAAGCTTTTATCAAGGGCCTAAATAACGAAGAAGGCGAGACCGTCTTTGCTGGATTGCAAATAGACCGAGCGTTTACCAACTTGGCTGAGTACTTAAACAAAGAAGCAGCTAATGAGATTGCAGCAGACGAAGCCCAAATTAGACAGGGCAATGAAGAGCGTTTTTCAAAAGAAGGCAAAAAGTTTGAGACCGCTCAAGAGCGGGTTCAGCGTGAGTCAGCAGAGCTAAAAGAACGCTTAAATAAAGGGTACGTACCCGAAGTCGATATATTTACGGGAGAGGTTACTAAGCCCCGGTTTGGAAGTGGCGCTAATGAAGTTAGGTCAGAGAACCTTAACGACTACAAAAAACTGGAAGAGCTAATAGCTGATGGCAAGCTGCATGAGGCGCTGGTCCATATTGGCAAAATGAAGTCCGTAAGCGCGTTCAACAAAATTATTGCTAACGCAGTAGCTTCTATGGTTAAGGAGATGAAGTCTCCTCCATTGCTTGTACTTACAAGAAAGCTATCTAACAACGACCTTGGGCAGTACGACCCTAGCCATGTATCTGGAGACAATGTACACATTGGCAAAATTTCCATTAGGTCTGCGTCACCTACTATTCTTTTGCACGAAGCTGTCCATGCGGTTACCGTGCAGGTGCTTTACAAGTACCTAAACAACCCTGAGTCGTTGACCTCCTCGCAACGGGCAGCGGCTGAACAAATATTCAAAATCATGGCGGTTACTAGTAACCATGTTGATGAAGAAGGCGTACGGTTTAAGATAAAACACCCTAATGCATATGAAAGCGTTTTTGAATTTCTTGCTTATGCAATAACCGATAGTGAGTTTCAAATTGAATTAACCGATATTGATTTACCGGCAACTAGCCGTTTAACTTTTTTATTGTTTAATGAAGTTGACGGGACCGGAGCCACAGATATAAGTAACATATCAAAAGCGCCTATGTCTGCGTGGACGGCGCTTAAACTATCTATTGCTGAACTTATTGTTGTTGGAGTTCGGCAAGTTAAAACAAGAATTAACAAAGCCAGACAAAAAGAATTAAAAAAAGAAGTAGAAACTGGGTCAATTTCTGAAGAAGAAGCAGCGGTTAGTGACTATAGATATTTAAATAAACAAATATCGTTAGCTGATTTTGTGCGCTCAAAAAAGCGTGAAACTGAGCAAGGTAAGTACGTCCATCAAAATTTCTTGATGGAGCTAGCCGCTGCTTTTGAAGATGTCATGGCTCCGCAGACTAAAGCTATCTTGCTTGAGGAAGGAGACTTGTCGGCTAAAGCCGCGCCTACGCCGCGCACAGCGCAAGAGCTTCGTGGCGGCGGTTTTAATAACAGTAAGCTAAGAGAAGCCATGACAAGGCATGGGCTCCCCGATGTGGGTCAAACCACTGGGGTATTCAAGTCTTTACTTACGCAGGATGGATGGCGCAACATGGCGCGTTTGGTGCAAGACCGGACGTACGAAGCTAGAAGCTATTTCAACCGGCAAGACATGGGCTTAAAAATTGTCCGTGATATGACCAAATCGTTTAACAACGTGACGGAGCACCTTGATCTTTCTATGGGAGAGATGCGCAACTTTCTTGACCACTACTTACGAAGCCCTCTTGAAAGCTACAAAAAGGCAGTCAATGAGTACGTCAAGATAGCTGGCAAAGGGTACGATGAGGCGCTTGTGGATTTGCACTTGTTTGGCGAGATGCTGCATGAGCCTGAGCGTCGCTTGATGAAGTACGTCGTGTCTGTGCCGCTTAGCAAGATACAAAATTTAATGCATAACGGTAAGTTTATTAGCGCTGCAGATCGCCGCATTGATATTCTTGGGGACATGCGTACTGGTAAGCCGGGCATCATCCATCAATTTAAATTGACAGAGGCTCAACGGGCCGCATTACGTACAGAGCTAGAGTACTTGGCTAAGAACCATGCTGATGCATATGGTGATAGTCCTCGTTATTCTGCAGCGCACATGAAGGCAGCGCGTGATGCGTGGATAAAAAATAATCCGGGCAAACCCCTGCCTACAGTGGATATACGGATTGACATGTATAGCTCCATGTACAACGCACTGGGTATAACAAACGATGAAGTTAAGCTACGCGAGACTCAGTTTAATGATGACGCCATAGTGTCCCCTGAGCGTAGAGCAGCGGCTATGAAAGTATTTGCTGAGATGCAGAAGCTAAACAAAGCTACTGCTGACTTGAACAAAATCGGCAACTACTGGTCTACCCCTGTTGATAACCTTGTAGGGATATACAACTACCAGCACTACATGCCGTTTAAAGGCAAAGCAAAAGACTCTGAGATCGACCACTCGCTCGACCCCAACTCACTGGGTAAAGGGAAAGACCTACAAGAGATTGAGTACGAAGCTGCGGGCCGTTTCAGTATTGCCGACAACCCTGTGCTGCAAGTATTGAACGATGCCTTCCGTAGCGCACGGCGCGCTGGTGTGCGTAACTACACACAGTCAATCAAGAACGCTCTCTCCGCAGACCCCAAGTACAACCCCAACGGTACAGGCATTTTGCGCGGTAACGTCCATAGGAACATCAAATTTGAAGACCGTGGTGTAGCCAACTTGCAAGAGTTCAAAGGCGGTCAATACATATTTCACTACAACCAAGATGGCTCTATCGACATCTTGAAAGTGACAGACCCCAAGATGCTGCAAGCGCTGCGTTATTCATTCAAAGACAGCAACATAGTGCTGCAACTGGCTAACAACATTACGGCATGGATTGGTTCAACGCACACTAGATACAACCTCAACTTTGCTCCAAAAAACTTTATCGTTGATGCGTTGACCAACGCTTGGAATATTGGTGGGGGTGAACTTGGCCCATTAGCATCTGCTAAATACATTAAAGACATTGCGTACCAAGTGAGCAAAAACGGTCTTGGCAAGGCTCTTGAAGTAGCGATGTACCATGAGAAGGGCGATCCTGCGAGCCAAAAACGGCTAGCAGATATGGCGGCTAAAGACCCGTTTGTGCAAGCCATGTTGGAGATGATTCAAATTGGGGGCAAGACCATCTTCATAGAAAGTTTTTCACTCAAGGCTAATCTTGAGAAGCTGAAGAACGTCAAGCGGAACCGCATTTTGCAGACCAAAGACAGCATTGAAGCATTGCTTGATAGCTGGAACGGTATGTTTGAACTTACCAGCCGTACGGCTGCGTATATGCTCTACAAAGAAAAAGCCTATGCAGAGAACAAAGCCAAAATGTCGGACGTTAAAAATCCGGGCAGTCCAATGTCTCCAGCAGAACAAGCGGCGGCTGTAGAAGCTGCGGCAAAGACAAAAAACTTAGCTAACTTTGAAAAATCCGGTGAGTGGGCGCAGTATTTGGGTTCGTGGTTTATGTTCATTAAGCCGTCTGCTACTGGTGCAGTGCGTGCTATTGAGACTGTAGCCCCTGCATTCACTTTTGAAACGTGGGCTAAAAATAATATGCCTGCCAACATAGCTGATGACCCAGTGGCAAAAGAAAAATACTTGAAGGAGTTTAAAAAACTTCGCGCCAATTCTCAAATAATGACTGGCACATTAATTGGCGCAGGCTATGCTCTATGGTGGATGTCTGCAATGATGGCCCCTGATGATGAGTGGGAGCGCAACTCCACTAAATACGACAACATGCAGCAGTGGACTAAGTTTGCTCGGTTCCACATCCCCAATGGGGTGTCTGAAGCTATGGGCATGGGCAAAGACGTTGTGTTCCAAATACCTTGGGGCTTTGGACTTGGCTCGTTTGCATCCATGGGAGCGCAGTTAGCAGGTATGGTGCATGGGAATACTTCTGTCAAAGATGGCCTAGGCAACATTGTGCTTGGTGCTTTGGCTGACTCGTTCTTGCCAATACCTGTATCCAAAATACCCATCACAGAAAAACCCGGCCTTTGGCTTGCTGACTCCATGTTACCGTCCGTTATGCGGCCCTACTTTGAATACCTATGGAACGTGAACGGCATTGGACAGACTATCAACAGCGCATCACAACGGAAATTTGGCGATGCCTTCACTGGTGGGGATAGGATTCCCGAAGTATGGAAAGACTTTTCAGCATGGGTGTACAACGAGACCGGCGGGGGTTTAAACATCCCTCCCAATACAGCGTACTTCCTTGCTAATAGTTACATAGATGGTTTTGCGCGTGTGGGTGAACTTGTGTACAGCTGGAAGGACATTGGCGCAGGCGAAAAGGCTTTCAACCCTAAAACTGACTTACCGTTGCTTGGCTCGTTCTTTGGTGCTAAGTCCAACGTAGATGCACGCGACTTCACAGCAGTTGAGGACAAGCTAAAAAATTATGATGAGCGGCTTAAAACACTAAAGAAAACGTCGCCTACAGCGTACGTTGAATTTATCACTAAGCATCCTACAGCACCGGCAGCTATAGGGGTCTACTATGCCCACCTAGGTAGCTTAAATGATGTTAGAGAACAGGCTAACAAAATTCGTCTTTTGCCAATCCCACAAAAAGACAGACAAGAACTATTACGGGCTAATATCTTCCGGCAAAACATCATTAAGCGGCAGATGATTGAGATGTTTAAAGCCCTTGATATTGAACCCTAGCGGACACGCCAAGCGCGAACTCCTAAGTGCCCATCCTTATGGGTCACAAAGGACTTGACCAGCATCCCAGCGCGCTTAGCCCCGCAGTCTAGGGCGTAGATCATCTCCGCAAATCGGAGGGTAGGGATAAAAAAGCTATCCCCAATCTCCATACCGCTAAACGGGAACAGCCACTCAGGTTCCAGAATCATCAAAGATATCCAGTTCGGTTTTGAACCAGTACAGGTACGCTGGGTCTACTTGGATAGCTGACTTCCAGCCAGTGGTTAACCGGCCCTTCTTGTCGTCTATCAGGATTTTCTTGCCCTTCATCTCAAACTCAAACTCGCGTGGGCTGATCTGCTTCTCAGCAAGGAACCTCTTGAACTCTGACTTCGATACTTGCAGCAGATGCTCGTCGCTGCAAATCCTAGCCACGATCTGTCCACGGGGCTCCATCGTTACGTTGTTGTTCTTGATGACCAGTATGTTGCCCATGTTCCGGTTGATGAAGTCGCCCAGCAATGAGGAGTAGTCAGTACGGTTCACCTTGACCACGTTGTCCCTGATGTCGATCATGGCGCGGACAGTCTCGTGATAGATGCGGTCAAGGTTGTAGGCGGTTATGTTGTGCTCGTTGGCGATTGATGCCCCACCAAAGTTAGCGCCTACCAAATTCTGATAGAACCGGTACTGGGTGTGGGTTCCGAAGTCGCTCTTGAACTTCTCATTCCATTTGGCTATGTGGTCTAGCACGTAATTGTCACCTAAGCGTATCACTTCCTTGATAAACATTGGCCCCGCATGACCATAGTTGAAGTTGAACGCATCAAAGATATATTCCCCCAATTGACCTTCACGTTCCAATAGCGAGGGTTTATGGATGTGCAACTCAATCAACCGCGCTGCCTCTCCATCGGGGTTAGCCTTGACACTCTCCAGCTTGCCGTAGATGGTGTGGTTGGTGGTGAACGTGGCAATCATAGATGCGGACATCTCGTATTCCCGCTCAGCGTTGACCGACCCCTGCATGCGAATCTTGGCCTTGCCGTGCGACACAGCGTGGATGAGCCGCCCCAAGTCTTCGGCCTTCTTATCGCCTATCTCATCAAGCCCAAACATCAAGCTGTGCAGTCCAAGGTAGCGGCCTGTTAAGCCGTTCTCAGTAGCTGCCACAACGCTCAGGTTCTTGGGGTTTCCAAACACGCTGAGACCCGCATACATAGCGCCGGTCTTGGCATTGCCTGACTTCCCAAAAAGGCTCATAGCTACGCCCGAAGTGGACGTATAGCACATCAATGGAGACCCAAACCCACTCATCGATGCAAAGGCATGCAACTCAAACTCAGGGTTGTTCAAGTAGTCCATCGACTCACGCCAACGTGCATACGTGCCGTGTGGCACTAGGTGTTTTGCAAGGTTCTTAACGAATGGGGAGGACGGCGCGTCAATGGTCTCTCCGGTGATTGTGATTTCCTTCTTGCCTATGACGAAGCTGCGTTTAGGCCACCTAGCTTCGTCTACTCGTTCTTCTGTCCAACCCATCTGCATCCGCATTTGGTCTGCCTTGTTTATTGTCTGCATATATTGAGCCCATTTCACTACGTAGTTCATTAGGTGTTCTGTGTTGTTGCTTGAAGCGAATACCCCGTTCGCTGCCATGAGCGCCTTGAACGCTTCCTTCGCATACACCTGTTTCATCGGCACAAGAAATTCCCGTACCTCGTCCTTAGGTAGAACCAACTTCATCAGCAAGCATTCACCATCGTGTGGGCTGAACATCCGCTGAATAGGGTACAGGTCATGGGGAAGGATGAGGATAGGATCGTCTTGGTGCTTAGTGCCTTTTTTGTCTATCTTGGGTGCAGGGACGAAGTAGATACCGCCGTTGATGCCCTGCACAAAGGGCATTAAGAATTCTGGAAATTCTGAAACCGTTTTGGTATTCGGTTCTTCCCAAACTGATTCCTCTTTATCAGCTTTTGCTGCGACCTTGAACTCCCGTCCAAGGACGATGGGGCTAACAATCTTTCCCCGGTGTTGACAGCCATCGCATCGTTCGGGGTAGTTCTCAATGAACCATGAGCAGGTGCGCGGAGCAGGAAAGCGACTTGCCTTGTCTTCTGTTTTATCATAGTTGTAGTCAGGGTGTTCGTTAGATATGTCGTGGATTGCTGTGGCTGCGTCATCGCAAAACTTGGCTATGGATAGCCCTGCAAACCACATCGGCTCCTCAAGCGTTGCGGCGTTCTCCAGCATGTGCTTGACTTGGTTGCAGCCACCTTCTTCATCCACGCTCTTCTGCGCCAGCACTGCAAACGTCTTGCCAAAGTTGTCCAGCTTGAGCATGGCCTTGGTGTCATCGTCCAACCCCTTGGGAATCTCAGCAAGGATGTCTGCTACGGCTATGGGCAGTGCCTCTTCAGTCTGCGCCCCTTCTGCTGCTGGGCCACCTAAGAACTCACGAAACTCCTGCCAGCCATAGACATGAATCTCATCGCTGATAACGGACGTAGGGCGCGGCGGGTCTGTCTTGAAGTTGAACGTGTCAGGTGAACGCATGATGCGTGAAGCATCGGCAGTCACCACGGGGTCGATAGTGATGTG